TTGCCGCGTATGGCGTCTTTACTGCAAATATGATAAAGAGTACATTTTCGCAAATAAAAACGCCGTACAGAGCAAATTTAATTATAATTAGTTCAAATCCTTGTCACAAATAGCGACTTTATTACCATGCCTTATAAGTTTCGGTAAAAAATAAGCTAATCTATTGTGCGGGAACATACAAATATACGTGCGTTCTCCTGCAAATTGCCTTGACAGGGTGATCCCCAGACATTCAGATGTTTTCTTTGCGTCCTCTCTGAATGTGACATAAAAACCATTCAGGCGTAATAATACGATTCTTTCCTGCTGATCTGCTTTAATTCTGTCGTAAAATTGCAAATTCGTTTCCATGATATTTTAATTTAAACGTTTAACCGTTGTTTTTAATTCATAGTGCATAATTTTTCCATCGCAAAAAATTGATATACGGCCTTTTGGGAAATCTCCTGATGTATCCAAAACCGAATCAAGCAAAACAAGACGCCCGTTACATTCTTTTTCGTCGTTTATGATAGCTTGCAAGTTTTCATTATAAACGCTAATTATTTCCTCCGGAGTATTCCGGACGAACTTAAAGCCGCCCGGACACTCAAAAATATAAGTTAGTTCTAATTTCATGATCGTAAATTTTAAAAGTTATTATTTATAAATCAACTCAACACCACCAGAATAGCAATGTATGTTATTCAGGTATTTAATTGTGTTTTGTTCTGCCTTCTCTAAATTATCATAATCAAAAGAAATACATCCGCCACGATTGAAGGCGCAATATACTTGTATTTTCCCGTTTTCTTGGATGTAAATTTGTGATTCTAATTTGCGCCCGTTTTTATAGTTGATAATTTGGGCGCTGCCTTGATCCTGTTTTCTTACTGTAATTTGTACCATAATTGTAAATTTTTAAAGTTTTAATTTGAAAGCGGCGCGGGGTACGATCCAGCCACAGTTCCAATATTGCCGCCTGGATGGTTTATTTTAATATCCGTCAACTATTTTTTTTGCCTCGTTTATAAGGTCGTTTTCGTTGTCACTCCTGGCAAAATCGCAATCAATTAATTCGCCCGTTTTTTTGTCGTTTATATAGACATCGTAAAATCTTGGATCATCCCAATTTTCGCACGTTTCAATAACGCATTTTTTATAATTAACTACCATATTATTTCCTCCTGATTATTTATTTAATAATATTTTCCATCGTTACGCCCTGAATTATAACGGGCTTTTCTGTTTTCACTCTCAAAATATGATGCTTTATTTTTCCCGCCCTGGTTTTTCATGCTTCCAAATTTGACAGCTATAAACAGCAGCACACCGGCGGCGATCGCTAAAACCATAGATATTGGATTCTGGCAAAACAGATAAAACAAACTTAACAAGTACCATACTATCATATTTTTATCCTCCTTATTATATCTTTATTTTAAAAACTCGATTTTTGCACGTGTGAAGCTTCCACACGTACAGCCCTTTATACCGCAAAAATGCCGGTCCAACTTTCTAAATTGATAAGGTGTTAAAACCTCCTGAAGGCTTGAAATACCACTTTTTAATTCGTTATACTTTGCATCTGATAATAAGATGCTTATTTCATTACTATTGTGGAAACCACCACTTAAAGATACTTTTTTCATAACTCAATATTTAAAAATTATACTTCTTTTTTCCTACCTTACCAGGCTTTTAAACCTGGTAAACGCTCCGAGCTTAAAGGACTTTTTAACGCCGCCCGGACGGCTTTTTATAACTTGTCAATCGTTTCTTCGTCAAAACCAGAAACAAAAACAGCAGCAGCGAAAAATATAAATAACGTGAACATGACTTTTTAATTTTAATATAAATATATGGCTGTTGTTCTCGATGTGATTGCATAAAGTTGTCCAGTTTGATCCTGTAATAACATTCCATTACAACCATAAACGCCCGCACTATATCCTATTTGCTTATAATATCCTTTTATTCTTCTTTCGCGGTCGTTCGTGCAATCTATTGCAGCGCCGTTTTTAACTAAATTCTTTAACTGTTTTTGAGTATATTTTTCCATGATTTTACGTTTTAAAGATTATTATTTGATTTTTCAGGAGGAAGCCCGGCCGCCTGTAAAGCGACCAGGCAAGTATTATTATCCAATAATGTATGGCGTTTGCATCGGAATGTATTCCATACCGTTAAGCTCGTAAATCGGGAGGAAATTTCTATGCCATCCGTTCCAGGCATCGTAAAAACCTCTGAATGTAAATTCATCTTCTTTTGCGTTGTTTATAATCTCAAATTCTCTAAAACCATAACAAGCGCCCTTGATCGTCGTTTGTGGATCTCGTTTTGAGATAAACGAGCGTAACCACTTCAAACCTTTTGCACCCTGGGAAGGTGTTAATTTAATATCTTGATGGTCTAAAATATCATAATCCATCATGTCTTTTTGTTCTCTGTTAGAGCGAGCTTTTAAAAGGTTCAAATCTGATTCAGTTATAAAACCAGTTCTTTTAATCTCATCGAAAATTTCAAAATTTGTTCTCATAATGTTTGTAATTTTTAAAGTTTTGAATTATATTTGTTGACTGTAATTTTTAAAGTTTGGGCGGCGTTGAAAATCTGTGAAGATTTGCCGCCCTTTTTAATTATCTGTAAATAGTCTGGAATTCGTAATTATCAGATAAAGCACCGGCCAGGGCGTTAATGCCTCTTTCCTGGCAATACTCTACAAATTCACGTACATAACTAACTGGTACATCTGTACTTTTAAATCTCTTTAAACTGATCAAATGCAAGTGCATCATCATCTTTTCTTCTTTTGTTCTCATAACTTGTAATTTTTAAAGTTGTTACTATTGTTCTTTCTTGTATTACAAATATACAAAGAAACTTCGTAATACACAACAATATAGCAAATTTTTTACTAATATTTTCTATGTTATAAAACATATTTTTATAACTTTATTTGTATTTATTTCTGAACTTCTTTATTTTTGTGGAGTAACTTTTTTATATCCTGATTTATGGTTAAAATTACGTCTATATTTTCAAGTTCAACAGAACAAGCGGCGCGCCTGTATAACATCGAGCCGAGAGAGGTTATTTTTTGCCAGGCTATTGCCGGCGGTGCTGATCGTGGCGATGCTTATTTTTCTATATTTGTACGTGGCAATAACAAAGGACTAACAACACACATTCAACTAACAACGGCGGCGGATGATCTTCTAAGATCAAAACCCGGGCTAAGAGTTTTAATAAACAGGTTGAAAGTTAACAAACCCCTGAAAGCGGACAAAACAGAACGCATACAGGAGTTAACACAAGATGAAAGCAATAACGACGAAAACGAAGAAGAAAACGAAAGGCAACAGGATGAAGTGATGAAAAAAATTTCTGATAAATCCTTCATTTTGGCAGAACTTTATAAAAGTCTTGGCGGGCTTCGTGGACGTGAGAGGGCGGCCGTTTTGGTTCAGATTGCAGACCTTCAACGGATGAAACAGGACGATCTAAAAGAAGATGAAGAAAAAAGAACCTTTTATCTTCCTTTTGTTAGTTCGTGCCGGTCGTGTAAACTGATGAAGTTATATAAAGAGGTTGAAAGTTTGAAGGAGGTTTAAAAGGTGGTTTATTTTATTGCTATAAAATAAAGTTAAACACCCCTTGCAAGGGGGCAAGCGGCACCCCACCCCCTAAAAGAGTGTGTATAAATTACGTTTCATTCCTCCTCAAATTTTTTTTATTTTTTTTGAGTTTGTTGTTTTTGTTTTTTTTGTTGTTCAGTTGTTCAATGATATTTATGCGTTAATTATTCGTTTGTTAGGTTGATGTTGTTTATATATATAAATAAGGTGAGTTGTTTGGGCTTGTTGGTGTGGTGTATGAAGTCGTGTTTGTTTTTGTTAACATCTACACAACTACATAGATTTTGTTGGTTTTGGTGGGTTTTTGAGCGTTGTGTTTGATTAGGTTAATTATACAGTTTTTATGAGTTGTACAGGTTTGGTTGATTTGGTGTGTATGGGTTACGGTGTGTTGTGGACGGGATTTTCGGTCAGCAGAGGTCTCCTGACCTAATTGTTAAAGTTTGTTAAAGAGAGAGAAAGAAAGTTAAAAGAAAGAGAGAGAAATAATATAATATTATATATATAGAGTGTACGAAAAATGTACATTTGATACACTACATACATTTCTACACAAAATTTTTGTCAAGATTCGTTGTTTTAAGTATTTGTAGGCTGATTTTTTATTTTTACTAAAATATTCTATATTTGTACATAAATTACATTATCTACATTTTTATGATAACAAAAGACAGTTCAGGCTATAACAGCCATGTGTCAGTCGCCTCTGACGAAGTGTGGGGCATAATAAAGAAGAAGTACGCTGACGAGTTGAGTGAAGTAGGTAACTGTATAAGGTTCAGAAAGAGGATGGGTCTTGTGACTATGTTGTTGAGGAAAGCCTTTCTTGACAGCTCACTTGGGTTGTTCAACGGTGACATATACTTCTTCGCTGGCATGATATATGAGCAGATGTCGTATGACGCGTTCAGGGACATGGTGTATGAGCTTACTATGGTACGTATGGACTTGCCAGCTGAGGACATAGGAGTGATGAAGGTGTTCATCAACACTTCTGTCTCTGCCGTCAGGAGCAAGGATTTGAAGGTTGACAACTCTGTCATAGTGTTCCGCAACGGTGTTCTTGACGTTAAGACGAGGAAGCTGAACAAGTTCAACAAGAAGTACGTGCAGATTTCTATGGTTGACTACGACTATCTTCCTGGGGCTACTACTTTCCTTTGGTATCAGTTCCTCAATCAGGTCATTCCCGATGAGAACTACCAGAACGTCTTGCAGATGTTTCTCGGTGCTGTGTTCGTTGACAGGCGTATGGCGAAGATAGAGACGATGTTAGTCCTATTAGGGTCTGGAGCGAACGGAAAGAGTGTGATTCAGTCAGCCGTGAAGGATGTGCTGGGTGACGACAATGTGTCAGAGATAGGTATCGCCGCCTTATGCTCTGCGGGTACGCGTGGTGATCAGAACGTGGCTATCGTCAACGGAAAGAGGCTGAACTACTGCTCTGAGATACAGACGGCGGAGTTCGGCAAGGATTCGGACAGGTTGAAGGCTATCATATCAGGTGAGGGAGTGTTCGCCCGTTTCCTTTACAGCAACGGATTCAAGGCGAACAACATTCCTTTGCTGATGGCCAACGCGAACAAGCTGCCTGTGTTCAGGGACAGGACGAAGGGAATGTTAAGGCGTATATACGTCATTCCCATGACTGTCGAGATTCCTGAGATAAGGCAGGACAAGACGTTGCCGCAGAAGTTGAAGGACGAGCGTTCAGGCATACTTAACTGGATGCTTGACGGTCGTGACAAGTTCATTGCCAACGACTACAAGCTGCCTGAGTGCATAGACGTGAGCGTGCTTATCTCGAACTCTGAGGCGAAGTACGTCAATCCTATCCGTTTCATGAACTATCTCGGATACAAGCCTAACATAGAGAACGTGGATATGGCGCCTCAGAACTGGATACGCATAAAGGTGTTGTTTGACAGGTATCTGAGGTGGTGTGAGCAGAACGGCATCCCTGAGACGATGACGATACGCAAGTTCGCCTCGACGCTTGACGCTGCGGGATATGTCAAGAAACGTACTTCTGGTGGTATGTCGTACGCTATCTTCGGTGACATAACGACATATACGTTGCGTACGGAGAGGGAGGATATGGAGCGTAGGTTGAGGAATCTCAATCCTGAATCAGAGATAATGACTATTGACGGCAAGATGTACGTACAGGGTATGAAGGCTTTGGCAGCCGTATGCGGTCTCGGTGTAAAGGCTGTTACTACGGCTACGATGAAGGGCAAGCTCAACGGTTGCAGGATACGCAACAAGGAGAAATACCTGTACGATATAGACAAGTGTATAGACGTGTTCCGTGAGGAAGGAATCATCGCATCCGATGAGGAACGCGAGGCACGGAGAAAGGAGTTGAAGGACAAGAAATTTATGCGTTACGCCTTCAACAGCCGTATGGAGTACTGGAACCTTCCGTACAGGAAATATTCGAGCGATGAGCAGCAGGTGAGCGGTTGTATCGTAGTTCCTGACGATATGCCGGATGATGACGTGTTCCAGATGGCTCATGACGACTTGGGCTTTGACTTGAAGAATATAGTGAGAAGCAAGATCGCGTCTGACAGTAGGAGACGAAGGTACTTGCGTAAAGAAGATAATAAACAGATTAACGACACGGAGGAAACGGAGAATGGCGAAGAAATCTAAATCAGGTGATGGCCTTATAAGGCGTATCGGCAATTTCAACGTCTATCAGAGGATAGACAGGCACGGGAGTTGGATAATAGTTGAGAATCTTATCAAGGACTGGCAGATAAGGTACAGGGAGGATAACGAGATGCACTCACTTCTGCAATTCGTATTGTCGTTGAGGGAGGAAACAGTTGACGCGTATCTTGAACGGTTCATCGTAGGCGGCTATTTCCAGACGAACCACCTTCACGACTGGCTCTGCATGACTAACGGCGGAGAGAGAGACGATAACGGGAACGTGAACTACATTCCGTTCCTCACCGCCTATTGGAAACTCATAGACGATGAGGCCAAGAGGGAGGCGGCGTATTCAGCCAATGTCAGCAAGGATGAGGATGACAAGGCGCTTGAAGAAGCGGCTATGGGAGAGAATCTTATCGAGGAAATGAAGAACATAAGGATTGACGAGGATGGCACGGTACACGAAAGATGAGGAAGAAAGGGCGAGGGAGTATATAAGACAGCGCCTTTCCTGTGAGAGCAGTATGTCGGAGGCTTTGCAGTTCCTTGTTGTGCAGTACGCGCAGAGACTTGCCGAGATGCTGCATGACGGTGCTTCACAGGCTGACATAGACATGGTGTTGGAGGACTTGATAGATGAGATTATAGAGACGTGCGAGTTGCTTGCCGTGGATGAGCATGAGGACAGGCGTGATTCGATACTCCTTTATATCAACAGGGCTATGGAGGACGGAAAGACGATGCGTGACAGGGTTCGTGAGCGTTGCCGTACCTTGCTTAACGAGTTGATTGTGCTTGTGGCGGCGGGAATAGTCACAAAGACTGGCATAACGACGCTGATAGGCTCGATAGGTAGGTACATAACGAAGCCTTTCTCGAATCCTATTATAGAGGAGGCCAGACGGCTTGTAATGGAGGGTAAGGCCTCAACGGACGTTGATTTTTCAACCCCTGGTTTCGGTCACGGAGTTCCTGTAAGCAGCGAGACCGCTTTGGAAAACATTACGGTGAACGCTATCGGTGAGGGTTGGCTGTTCAACGACTGGCAGGACGCGAGGGATAGGAACGCGATAGGTTTCATTCCGATGCGTGGCAGCGACTATCCGTGCGATGAGTGTGACAGTCATGCTGGTAAGTTTCATAACATGGGTGATGAGGCTCCGCTTTATCACCTTCATTGCAAATGCTATATAGTATGGGTTTACGGGGATTGATAGGAAACAAGGATAAGAGGTTGAGCGTGGAGTTGCGCTCAATGGCGAGAGATAACGGATTGTGTGACTTGTGGTACTCCAAGTGGCGTGACAGCACGGATGTTGACAAACTGCTTGATATGTACGTGAGGGGATTTGATTTCTGTACGGAGCATGACTATCCCCCACTCGACTACATCCGTGAGAATTTCAGGTTGGATGACTTGCACAGGCATCATATCTATCTCGATGAGGATGTGAATATAGCGAAGGGCAGCTCCGACACATATATCTTCTTGGGTAACTGCACAGGTGAGATATACTTCTCAGGGTTTGCGGTCGCTAACGTATATATCCGCCACAAAAGCAGCATAAATATCACTTGTGACGGATATAGCAAGGTGTTCGTGTCTCTTTATGAGGATTCGGAGTGTACAAGCAAGGTTGTAGGAATGGCTACATACAAGGAGTACGACAGGAGATAGTTATTCTATTACGAATATCAGTTCAAAGCGGTAGTCTGTTGTCTCCCCGTTATGTATTACAGGGAGAATCAATGTCCTTTTAAGTTCTCCTCCGTTTTTCTTTATCGTTTTCTTTGAGTAGATACTAAAGACTTCGAGCAATCTTTCTGAGTAGAACTTCTTTGAGGTAAATGTTTTCTTCAATTTGTCACCGCCATATATCACTTCGTTTTCTTTCTTGTTATTCATAGTCAATGGTGAATCATCGGAGAATATTATCCTTTCTGATTCAAACTTCGCGTTCTCCCATTCTATTTCTATCCTTCCTTCTGTGTTGTTCGTGATTTCTGCTATTATGAAACTTTGGGTATATTCTGCACGGAATTTTATTGACAATACGCTGTCCGCGTATTGCTCAACTACGGCATCGCTTGCCTTAACCATGATTTTTATTCCTTTTGCCGCCATCGTAACGGGAGCAAGCAACAACAATGCGATCAATAGTTTTCTCATAACTACAAAATTTAAAGTTTTTGTAAATATATAATATATAAGGTGAACTTTGTAGTTAATAATGGTTAATTAAGTTATATTGGCACTTGTATATCAAAAAAAAGGGACGGACAAATCATCCATCCCCTTTTATCTATTCTTCTTCGGTCACCGTAGCCCTTGATTGCATCGTTCTTAATTGGTATATCCTGTTGGCTTGCTGTTCTTTCTTCTGTTCCTGTGTCAGCCTGTCAAACTCATTGTTCGACGCGTAAGGATGATGCTCGGTAGCGGACTTGACTGAGAGTATTCCGCTATTCTTGCTCTGTATCAAATCGGAAATCAATGTCGATACGTTCTCATGCACGTAAGGGATGATCCATCCGAATATATTCTCGTTTAGTTCCATGAACTTCGTAATGGCCTTTCTCTCTATTCCGTATCCCTCGCAGAAAAGGCTACGCATACCGTCTATCGCCGGCTTGAAGTCCTTCGCGTCCATTGTCGCCTTATCGAGTGACGGAGCGTAGTAGAGTTTCATTGTTCCTGTCGGAGTATCGCCGGATTTGAGTTCAGGTTGCTTTACGATGAATCCTCCCTGGAATATCTCGTTCAGAAGATAGTCAATGTACTTCGTGTAGTTCTCAGAAAGTCCGTTCGGCTTGATTAGCGATACGTCATCCTCCTTACCCATAGTGAACGCGCGTACACGTCCGAGAGGATCACCCTTCACCTCTACGTCCTCACCCTTCATTACGTATGCGGGCAGAGCGGTAGCCGCGTTGTTCTTTGCGAAGTATGACAGAGACACCTCATAGTCCTCTATAAGGTTCTGCACCTTTCCCCAACACGGGGCGTTCTCATAGTCACGGAAGTAAACGACAGGACATCTGCTGAATCCGTGTCTGCCGCGTGAGACTATCTCATATCCGTCAAAACCGAACACTCCGATAGTCCTATTCCAAGCGCCTTTAACACCAATCTTCGATTCCTTGTATCTTGTGAGGTATTCATCATCCCACACCTCTACCCATGATATGATTTCCTTGCCTTCCTCATCGTAGCTCGAAAATCTTCTCACGAACTTTGAAAGCTCTCCAGTAATCGGGTCGAAGTGCGGATATATGAAGTCACCGTTCAGGAACGACAGGCATTTGGCGTTCACCTTCCCTTTGTTCAGGAAGAAAACCACCGCTCCGTCCGCCGTTATCTTTACCGAGCGTGCGAGGTCGCAAAACGTGATCTCCATGTTATGAGTGAGCCATCCTCTCTGAAATTCAAGGAAGTCGTACTCATCCGCGCTGCTTACTTTTGAATCGGTCAACTCGAAGTGGATGTCGTTTCCTGTAAGGTGAACGAGTTGCTGCATCGTGATAAGGCTTTGTAGTGTAGAGCCTATCCTGAATGTCTCCTCCCTGTACATCGTATCCATTTTCTCACCCGTCTCGGTGATTACCTGCCCGTAGCCGTATGATTCAGGGAAGAAAGCCTCTGACATGATTCTGTGAGAGGACGGATAGTATTCCTCCACAAAATCAGCCTGTGTCATTATCCTTCCCCTCAACGGTCTCTCGACATATTTCATCTGGCTTACATTGACAGCTTTCCGCATATCCGTGTCAAGCCCGTTGTTCTCAAGCCTGTAAAAAGGCTGCTTAGTGAATAATTCCCTTATTGCCATGTCTCTTTGGGTTCTATATGGGTCTAATGGGCAATGGTTTTTCCGTTATAGCCATCCAAACCCTCTGTTATACATATTTGTGTTCATACCGACAGGCCTTGAACCTCCAGTTATCAGTCCGAGGTTCTTCGGTTTCCTGTGTGTATGCTTTATGTTGAACACCTCACGCATCTTCATCGTATCCAAGAAGTCCGGTGAGCGCCCTATAATCCTTTTCATACCTACCGACTTGTCGATAAGACGGCTCTTGTCATCATCCCTGAACCTTATACATCTCCTTTCCTGGTTCAGTATCTCGCACAGTTTCATGTTCTTGTAGTTCTTTCCCGTGAACCTGCGTTCGAGAAGGTCGTTGTTTATCGAATATGTCCCGTCCTTTATACCGTCGGCGAACATATATGCGCATTGCGAGTTCAGGTTGTAGTACATACCCTTGTATCTCGCGTCAACGGCCTCTTTCGCGTTGAACGGTACGGCTCTTGGGAAGAAACCCTTGAAGATGTGTCCGATTCCCAAAAGGTCGTACGCGAAGTTCTCCTGTCTTACCTTCCACCTTTCAAGCAATGCGGCCGCAATCTCAACTGTTGACTTCGCGTCTTTCTTGCAGGTGTATATGTCCTCTATGTGGTTGCCTATCCAAAGCATGAAAACACATTGGTCGCCGCCCTCAAACGCCACGTCGCAGGTGATGTATTTCGTATTGTCGCCTCTCTGCTCAGGGTTCGAGTAGAACCTATCCATATCGGAGAGCTTGATAACGTCGTCACCCGCCGACTTGAACTTCCAGTTCCCGTCCAAGTCCCTTGCCCTCTGTTCCTCTGACTGGTTCACAAGGTTGGCGAGATATGACGGGTCGGATGACATGAGCATCACGTTCTCATCCAAACGAGCCTCCGTGAAACATACGGACTTCACCATAAGGTCAACTGGTGAGCCGTAACGGTTGAACTGCGGTTTCCAATGCTGCATGATGATGCTCTTGCATTTCTCAAACACTTCCTCTCTTGAATCTCCCCATACGACATCCTCTATGTATTCCGAAGGCATGAAGCAATACCTTACTACGCTGTCTCTCTCACGTATCGGCAATCCGTCCTCTCCTATCCACCAGTCTATGAACTTCGCCACCCATGAATCAGGGTCAGGGTTGCAAGTGCCGAAGAACCTGTTGCGGATATGATACGCGTTACGGTTAGATGTTATGATGAACTGGAATTTCTCGAATGACATCTGCGTGACCTCATCGACACCGATATAGGCGTATTGCTTACCACGGAATCTGTCACAGAACGACTTGAAGTCATCGTTGTGGTATGAGAATTTCAGCCATCCGCCATTGAAGAAGTTCCATGTCATGTCATTCTTCGAGCGGTTGTACGTTCCGTATTCCTCAAAAAGAGTAGCCGAGGTGTCCGCTATGTCCGAAAGGTCGTCAAGTTCCTTACGGAGGATAATCGCCCTGAAATTGTTCTCCGTTATGTCATAGAGAGCGTTCATAAGCAATGAGAACGTCTTTGACCCGCCGCGACTTCCGCCTCCTATCGTGATGTCTGCTGGTGACATTAGCATATTGTTCTGCCCTCCGGCTTGGGCTGCGATTATCTTGTCGTTGGGTACTCTCTCCAACGATTCACGTATCTCCTGTACATCCATCTCGTCAATGATGCGGAGCCTCATCGCCTCAATGCCTTCCTTGAACGCGTCCCTGTTGTTTAGGATGACGCTCTCGTCAATATCGACCATTCCTTATAACAAAAAAGCCACACCCTTTTACGGATATGGCATGATATATTGCTCTATTTATTCGCAAAAATAAATAAAATACTTTTATTTTCTATATTTTTATAAAAAATATTTGTACTTTTGCTTTGTAATAATAAAACAACTTAATATATTTGTCACGATGATAAGTGTTTTAGCCAAACAGGACACAAACAACGAACACCCTATCAGCCTTGTGGAATGTCCGAAATGCGGACAGAAACTTTTTGACGTGAGGTTCGTAACGGGTGCTGCGGTTATAAGAATCAAGTGCAGAAGGTGCAAGAGCTTTATCATCGTTGATATATCGAAATAGACTTAATAAGGTAAGCCATAAGAGCTGTAATGTAAAAAGCATTACGGCTCTTTTTTTATAACATAAACACAAAATAAAACATGGAAATTGAAAAAATCGTTTCTACGGTGCAGGAGAAATTAGGAAAAACCGATGTATCCGCACAGACAATCCAGAAGGCGGTCGAGTTCCGTAACACGGTAGCCCCGCTTGCGGAAGGCGCAGAACCTGATGACGCGTATTTTGAGGGTATCGTAAATCTCGCAAGGGACTTCCAGGGAAACATCAACTACCTTATGGCAAACAAGGCTAACGAGTGGAAGAAAAACTTTAAGCTCGACGCCGAAAGTATCAAGGGATATACGCAGGAACAACTCGCAGAGTTAAAGAAACTGGTCGAGGGTATCGGCACAAAGACGGATGAGAAGGACGATAAGTACTCCGAGCTTGAAAGCAAGTACAATGAGTTGCTTAACCGTCTTGATGGCAACGACGCGAAGGCCAAGAAGTCCGAGTTGATTGAGAAAATCAAGGAATCAATGAGGAATCACAGGGCGAATGATGAGTATGTCCTTAGAAAAACTCTTGAAAACGCCGAGTTTGACGTGAACAAATCAGTCGAGGACTTGACGAAGGAGTTTTTGGATAAGTACGATGCGGAATATACCGCTTGCAGGGGAAACGGAGGCCAACCGAGACAGATGTTCTCCGGAGGTGACGGACAGAAGTCATGGCTTGACAGGAAGTTTGACGCCAAGAAACAGAAGGAGGGTTGGAAGAAGTAACCTGCGATATTATTACTAACATTTTCAAACACAAACCAAAATGGCATTAGGACAAGTTTTTTCAATCGGTAACTCGTTTGATTCCGAAACCTCAGTTTTGGGTCATGCACGTAAGGTATGGCGTAGAATCGATGAGCAGTTACCAGGTGGCTATCATGTCACAAATATGTCTGACTTCGCTGCCGCAGGCCTTATCCAGGCAGGTATGGCAGTCGTAAAGGACACAACGAGCGGTGCTGATGCACGTGACGTTAAGGTGCTTACATGGGCGCAGATCAAGACAGCCGTAACAGGTCAGTCTCCAGCCGGAATTGATTCTTTGAGCATTATCGGCTTTACACAAGAGGATGTTCCTGTCGTTCAACACGGCACAGGCGGCTCTGCAACCTACAACTACGGCACTTGCAACATCGTTGTAAAAGGTGAGATTTACGGATATATGCTCGGCGGCACCGTAACGGACGCCGCTACTATTTCCGCAGCAGTAAAGGGTATGACCCAGAAGAACGGTATGGCAATCCGCGTGATTGACTAACCAAGTGTTTAACCTATTAACATGAAAGGAATATGAAAACCATACCAGTTACATTAAGAGATATTATGCAGTTGGGTCTTGGCGGCGAATCATGGCAGACTTTCGTAGATCACTATGAGGAAAAGTTCAACGCCAACAGCATTGACGGATTTGAGTTCGACCCGATTTCAGTAGGATATACATTCTCACAACTTTTGAGCCAGACGGGTGCTTCCGTGCTTCCTACATACGTTGACCCTGAATCAGAGGGCTTTGAAATGCCTCTAGGTCAGGCAACAGGCGTTACGGGCAACATCCCTACCCAAAAGTTGTTCTACTCTGTTAACCGTGTAATCGTACGTGAGCAGATGCAGCTCGTTCAACGTCTTGGCAAGGCTGCCATGAACGATGATATGGCAGATGTTATGTTCAAGTTGTTGGATGAGGGTACAGACGGTTTGATTCAGGCGTTCTGGAACGCGCTGAACCACCAACGTCACCAAATCGTATCAACAGGCTCGTTCGTTATCAACGCTACCAACAACCCACGTGGTTTGAAGGGTATCACAATCGGTTTCGGCGTTCCTGCCGCAAACATCGACGCTCTTACAGGCACGGCACGTTGGTGGACTAACGCTACTCACTCTACCGCTAACGAAGGCTCTGCATCAGACCCGTTGGCATATATGCAGAACAGAGTTAAGTATATCCGCCGTGCAGGACACTACGGAGGCCCGTTGCGTCTTGAACTGTCACAGGACTTGCTTGACGACTTGCTGACACACAGCGCCGTTTTGAAGAAGATCGGATTGATGGTTTATCCTATCTCCGCTTCCGACAGTACAGGTGCTACCGCTATCAGCTACGCACAGAATATGTTGGATGAGGCTAAGATTGACGTTATCCGCAAGATTATCCGTGTTGACGAGATCGTAGCACGTGACACTTGGGCATACGTTTCAGCACCTGACACGACAGGTTCTAACGTACCTGACCTTGTTACCACACAGATTGAGAACTTCAAGAAGGAGAACATCGCTTTCATCCCGACAGGCAAGCTCGGTGGTATCCAGGGTGTTCAGCCGCTATCTATGGGCTACAACCCAGAGGACGTGGCTTATGCTATGGGCAACCGTCTGTTGATTGAGCAAGAGGGTATCCCTCGCACACACTCTATCAACGTGAACGGTGAGATGGGTCAGCTTTGTGTTCCGAGTGTTGTTAAGCAGATGTTTATCAGCACAGTTACAGTATGATAATAACGCGTAAACCATATCGTCATGGCTAACGATTTCAAGGTAAAGGACTTTTTGGGTGGCATCTCTCCGCTTGTTACGGAGGATGCTATCCAATGGGTTTGCGCCAAAAGAAGGATTGAACCCGACGCGAGTATGTACATACTTGACGAGAGGGAATCAGACCTTGCGGAGGCTACGATGTACTACTGGCTTTCCAATCTTCCCGTAGGCGGCTCTGTAAGAAAGGTCGCTGACGGAAACTGGTCTAAGTCGGAAGGCGGATGGCAGGTATCGAACGCGAACATCGCTGAATGGTTGCGTAAGTACCGTGCGATATTCGACAAGTGGGATGAGGAGCCGCTTGTAAAGAGCAAGATAACGATTATCAACTTTTAGGATATGAATTGGTATGATGATTTTCGCAGATTCCCGCATAGGTGCGTGATTTACCAGAACGACGGGGCTGATTCCTTCGGAGGAGGCGATCGTGTCATTATATGGGAGGGCATTTGCAGGAAAGAATCAAACACTTCCTTGCGTACGTTCCGTGGCAAGGACTATGTATTCAAGAGTGATTTCAGAATCGAACTCGGTGCGGTGGATTCCAACGGCGAGGAACTCGGTGCGGTCGTTCCTGACTTGAAAAAGGGTATGCTTGTGGACGTGACGGATATGCAGGACACTTTCGAGGGTCTTGTGATAAGCGACGCGTACGCCGGCAATCTCGGTACTACGGTATATTGTGACACGACTTCTAACTACGGAGAGTGATATGGCTAACAGATATAACAGACAGGATGTATTGCAGATGTTGGTGGATAAGGCCAAGTCGGTGTGTGAGAACGTGTTCGTTTCCACAAGACCGCAGTCAAAACCTTCATATACGGACTTTCTTGTTGTAAGGGTCGGCAACATCAATCCGTACGCTCAGACGCATAATATATCGACCGTGCAGATAAACTGCTTCACGAAGGACAGGGACGGTGGCGTGGAGGCTGCTGACAGGCTTGAATCGCTTATTGACGGTGTTGTATCGTTGCTCCCGTTTGACAATGAGCTTGCCTCATGCAACGAGAACCCTGTCATACTTCCATCGGTATCGGACGGTATGGGTTATCACGCGGTTATCATACAGTTTAAATTGATTATCAAACTATAATTAAAAACGATTATGGCAGCAATTACAATAACTACAAACAAGGAAACTCTGCAAACCATTTTCAAGAGAGTTGACAGAGTTTACTATTTCAGCGACACTACAAAGACCTTCGCCAATCAGTCAGGTGGTATCGAGTTACCTGTCCTTGAAGGCGGAGTAACCTTCGAGACCGGTGAGGCTGACAAGACCGAGGTTAAGTTGACTGACGGTACTATCTGGGTGTCTGACGTTACAAAGGGCGACAGCGATGTTTCGTTCCAGGTATCTTCTGTAAGCCAGACCGTGAACGAGTTGTTCCTTGAAAAGAACGGCAACACCATTACTGGTGAGTTTGACGGAATGACCTATGTTATGCAGGGTTATTCATCATCTCCGAAGAAGGTTTCAGGCGCTTTGCTCCTTACGTCAAAGGACAAATCTACTTTGGTTTACCTCCCGAAAGTTGAGATGTACGCATCGTTCAACGGTGAGGGTGGTGATGATTCGACAGGATACTACAACGTGGTCGTAACTCCATTGAAGGATGCTACCGGCAATGACCTGTACTTCCCGAACAGCGCGACACCTGTTTCTTGAAAGAATCCTTTCTAACAAATGGGGAGCTATCAAACGCTCCCCTTTAATGTAAACGAAATGGCTAAGAAGAAGATTAACCAACCGACAAACGATGAGCAGAGAGACCTTTTAAACGTCATGATTAACGGAATCGACTATTGCGAGTTGAGAGGTAGGAAGATAGGTCTCAGGTGGACTACGGGCGAGACGTTGAAGAAAATCACGTCCGTAATGCTTGACAAAGATGGAGATGAGAGCAAGGTTTCTTGCAAGTGCGCCGCAGCGATAATACTTCGTGGGTGGTTCAAGATGAAGATGTTCTACTGGATATTGTGGAGGTGGTTCTATTTCGTCAAGGGATATGGTGACCATGAACTGAAACCATTGATAGAACTCGCTCAAAAAAAAACTCCTGTTACTCAGTATTACGAAGTTATGACATTGCTGACAGGCTTGAAAATAACCAAAGAAATAATGACAAGGGAGGAAGTACAGCGTATCCAAACAGAACGTATTGGGGTCAGCGATGGGAAATAATGGAGAAACGCCCCATGCTTGCGATGCCTCTTACGTTTCTTGGAATACCGATAACACCGATGGGGTACTACATTGACAGCATTATGACAAACGCGCAGATTGAGTTAATGGCCGCCGATGTGTCTAACATTGAGTTCAAGGACAAGAAGAAGAAAAACAAGGGTGAGTTCAATTCCGATCCCGTAGATACGGACGCATTGAGAAAGGCGAACAAGGAATGGAACGAACGATACGGCGATAACGCGGAGACAAAAGAGGGTCTTTCAATGAAAGATATTCTCGGAGGTGGAATTAAAGATGATTCAGTTGGAGTTAAATTAAAGTGATATGGATAACATTCATTCTATATTGATTAAAAAAGCCAACGGAAACACCGTTTACAATTCGTACGGTGATTTCTCTATGGCGTGCCTCAACTTCCCATTCAAGGTTACGGGAGATACGAAGGAGCTTCCTGCGAACGATTGGAAGGATGAGAACGGATTGGACGTGTACATACCAAGCTCGCTTCCATTGAAAGCCTATGACATAACCGTAGAGTTCGGATATGTCGGGCAGGATTTGTCAAGCGGAACGCCAAACGTGATAAACGCGATGAACGCTGCTCTGGCTTTCTTCAAGTTCCTTACAGGACATAGCGGAAGTGGAGGTAGCGGTGCTGAACTGACTATCTACTCTCCTTATACGGGAATAGGCAGAAAGAGCATCTATGCCGTGAAGATGGATAACGAGAAGGCGAGGTTCATGCTTAAACAGGACATGGCGAACCTCTACAACGAGAACGTCCTTACATTCAACGTAACATTCAGGGTGTGCGACCCGTTGACACAGGTAACGCTTAATGAGCAACAATAAGGAGATATTGGAAAACGGTTTTTTCAGAGGGCTTAACGCTATTGAGGATATGATTTTCAAGAGCCTATGGGAATCGGCTGTTGACCTCTTGAAATATGTCGGCTTCATACATCCGTCACAGGGTTGGCTTGGATTCACGGGAAACACCCAGACATCATACGCTTGCGGAATATACCTTTGGGGAAGGCTCGAAGGGATAATAACACAGGATAACTGGAAAGAGCCTGTAAGGAGGAGGATGTTGAAGCAAGGAGAAACTGTATTCCTTAAAAATCCTTATGAGGGAGAGCCGAGAGCGGCTATCGGTACGGTCACATCATCATACAACCACGGTCTTAACGCGTCTCTTGAATTTCTCCAGGCTTACAAGATGCCCAAATACACAATAGGTCTTGTAGTGACGACTGGAACGGAATATTCCGTATATCTTGAACAAGTGCGTCACGCTGACGTTCTTACGAACACATTTGAAAAGGCGAAGGAGGTGATACCGAGAAATTTCAAGAAACTTCCTAATTAGTCAAGTTGTTGGGGAATAAAAAAATCCCCCGACTTGTAAAATACAAACTTCCACATTCATATTAGCAATACTCCTATCAAAAGAGCGGTCGGGGGAATATACCACTTCGTTCTTCTGATAGGATTTGTTATGAATGTGGAAGTGGTGCAAATATAGACATTTTTATTATTTTGCACAATGAAAGTTATAGATTTACTTAAAATTCAACGTGAACCGTTAAAAGTGATGTCAGATTGTGGCCTCAAAGTAGAGGATTACGGATACATAGCGATGTATGAGGAATATAGGGAAAGGAGGTCGCACAACGAGAAATACAGGTATGTGATTATGTGCCTGTCAATGAAGTACCATATCAGCGAGAGCAAGGTAAAACGCGTTATCAGACGTTTGGAGGGTGAGTTCATTATGTGAACCCTAAGACAGCCAAAAATATTTTAAGATAGGATTTTCAAGCCATAACTTTACTATCGTTACGTAACAACGGGATTTAATTATTCATCTTTTTAACACAAGTAGAATTATGGCAGAAATTTATCAACTTCCAGAGAACGGAGGAAATGCGGGAATGGGCAATATCCCTTTCTCAATCCCTATCGGCGGATTTGGAAACAATGGTCTGTTCGGTAACGGGAACAATACAATAGGTGATTTGATTGGTTTGGCGATCGTGGCTTCTATCTTCGGATGGGGCGGTAACGGATGGGGCGGTGGCTTCGGCGGAGGTAATATGAACGGTGCAGGCTTCCTCAGTAACCAACTCAACAATGACAGTGGTCGTGAACTTATCATGAACGCAATCACTTCAAACGGTGAGGCAAGCCGTGCTGCCATCCAGAACCTTGCTACAATGTTAGGTCAGGATTACGCAACAGTAAACGGCGCTATCCAAAGCGTGCAGAACTCATTGAACCAAGTAGCTAACGCACAAGGCATGAGTACTCTCCAAGTAATCAACGCAATCCAGAACGGTAATTGTCAGTTGGCAAGCCAGTTCCAACAATGCTGTTGCGAGAACAAGTTGCTTGTAACACAACAAGGTTACGAATCACAGATTGCGACATTGAATCAGACCAACCAGTTAGGCTCACAGGCAGACCGTAACACCAACGCATTGATGAACGCTATCAACGCACAGACAGTTGCGATGGATAATCAGTTCTGTCAGTTAAAAGAGCGTGAAATGCAAGCAAAGATTGACACACAGGCAGACATTATCACTCAGTTGCGTGGGCAGATTGACAACGCTAACCAGACAGCGCAGATTACAAGCTATGTGAACGCTATTGTCGCTCCTTTGCAGAAAGAGGTGACTGAGATTGCCAACAAGATGCCTAACACCATCCCAGTGACATATCCAAATATTACTGCCGTAAACAACACCCCTTATATGGGTGGTGGTTTCTACAATGGCTTCTACGGCAACGGATTTGGTGGCAACGTGGTTTTCTAAAGTCGTTTAAGGAGGGTTTATCATGGTAGGTAATGGCTTTATTAACGTAACAACAAACGCAGGTGGTATTCCGTATCTTAGCGTGTCAAATGTAACAGTCGGTACTGAAAGTGTTGACCTTGCACTCGGATTCCGTAGGATTCAGCCGGTAGGTTATCTTACAATCAGACTTGCAACGGCGATTCCAGCGGATGCGACAGCAACGCTCCCCGTGACACTTACTTTAAATGGTACTACAAGAGCATTGACGCTTTTTGACGGGACGCCTGTAACGGTTGCCGAACTTACGGGAGGAACTGGCGTGATTACCGTTTTCAATGACAGATTCAACGGAATTTTGAATCTTATTTCACGTACAACGGTGTAAAATAATTAACAATAAAAATAGTATAAATTTATGGATTTCTATTCTTTGGGCGAGAACAGCCCTGTTTATGTCATTCGTAAGAAACCTTTTGCTTACGAAGTTGGAGCATTGAAGTCTAAGGGTGCGACACCCGTACAGACAAATCCCTATTTGCCTCACAACAACGCACAGACGATTGACATTGTGGTTACGGTGAACGGGAAGGATGAGAAATTATCAGGTATCCCTGTCGGGAAAGACGTTCTTGATTATGGCAACAGTTACTATTCCGTCAGTACGGAAGGGACGCTTCAAGCCGTTTCAAACCTTATGCAAATGGCGAAAAACGGCATAGATGAGCAAGCCTACTACAATTCAGTCCTTTCAGAGGGTGAGAAGGTTGTGGAACGGCTGAATCCTCAATATGCCGAGAACAAGCGTCAAGCGAAGATTGTTAAAGACTTGCAAGACCATGTTGACAGGCAGGATAAGAAACTTGATACGATATTGGAGAAGATAAACGAGTTGTTCTCCCCATCGAAATGAAAACATTTAAAACAGAGACAATATGGCTTGGATTTTTGTTGACAAGGAGAGTGAGGGCGGCCAATCAGGTATGCGTTCACAGATGAGACAGAATATGCGTAGAGGCGGCTACCGTATGTATGGAGGCGGCTCACGTGACGGTTACAATGAAGGCTATCGTCAAGGTTACAAACACGGTTGGGAAGATTCAGAGGATGAAAGTGATGAGAGCTACCGCCGTGGACGTGATTCGATGGGTAGATATATGTAATTAACTTGGTTTGCTCACGGGGTACACTCTGTGGGCAAACTTTTTAAAGAAGAAGATTATGAGACAGTATATATCAGAAGGCCGTGCTATGTATGAGGATGAGAACCACGGATTGTTTTCAAAGAGACTTGCTGAATGGGCTATATCAAACATGAAAACGAAAGACCCAAACAGCAAAGAGATGAGACCGATTAAGGTACGTACATTAGAGGAAGTTCAGGAGATATTCAACGAAAACAATGTAGAGATTCAGGATGAGTTTGTCTATACAGGTTGGTATCTATTTATGATGGCAGTCGCGGATTATCCAAAGACACTTACTACTGACGCACAGAGGGCTATGTTCGCCAATGAGACAATCAACGACCCAGATGGTTGCCCTGAGAACGTGTTGGATTGTTTCGTGGCAAAGATGAGGAACGCCAATGTGCCTATCTATTGGGAGAAATACTTATGATACAACAGGGATTTTCAATCGGTAACAGGGATTGGTATATAATGGCACAATACGACATACATACCACGAAAGACTTGGACGAGGTTTATAAGACATTGCTTGCTTCCGGATGTCCTGACTACAAGGCGCAAAGGGCTTGCATGGTTCTTTCAAGGAGAGATACCGGATATACGTTCACGAATTTTGACGAACACTTGACCGTTATGTTTATTTCTCGCTCTACAAGCGCCGAGCAAATGTATGATACGATCCAGCATGAGACAAAACACGCGGTAGAGCATATCAGCGAGTTCTTCGGAGTAAACCCGAAAAGCGAGGAATCTGCGTACTTACAGGGAGAGATAGCGAGACAGATGTTTCCTGCGGCAGCAATGGTCGTTTGTCCTAAATGCAACGAAGAATGATATTCCCAATAGATTTATACAAAGAAATGTGTGTCGAGTATATTGATGAATATACCGCAACGTACATTATTGAGTATATTAAGATGATATTTATGTAGCGTTACCAATCCAATATATCGGTTTTATAATTCATTATATAATAATATTTTCTATCTTTTTGTAGAAGATATGAATTATTTTTATATTTTTGCGATTATAAAGCCAAAGGAGCTGTCCGTTTTCGGATGGCTCTTTTTTTTAAACAGACACGACAATGAATTTAGGAACGCTTGAATTTAGTACAAGGATTAACAACCAGGCCGTAAAGGACGCCGAGCAGATAAAGCAGGAGATATTGGCGAAGTTACAAGATGTTGATGTGAAAGTCAATATCCGTCCGCAGAATCTTGACGAATTAAAGAAGCAGATTGAGGATTCAATACGCAACGGCAATTACAGGATAAACTTACAGGTTGAAGATTCTAAAATAGACAGCCTTCAAAAGCTATACACGCTTGTAGCAGACCTTAAATCTGCTTTTGAGGATGCGTCGAAGGCGGCGCAACAGTTAGGGAAGGCGACATCGGGAATAAGGACTGGAGCTGATTCGGCGAACGACAGCCTGTTCAGGATACATGGCTCTATGCGTAGCGGTATCAACATCTCATCCATGTACGCGTCAGGTATAGCAACCCTTTTCAACGTGTACGCGGCCAAACAATTCCTCAGTAACATCATAGAGATTGGCGGTCAGTTGGAGAAACAGCGTGTATCAATGGGTGCTATTCTCGGTGATGTGACAAAGGCTAACGTGCTGTTCGACCAGATTAAGAGCCTTGCTATCAAGTCTCCGTTTGGTGTTGTTGAGTTAGACCAGTACACCAAGCAGTTGGCGGCTTACGGATTTGAGTACAACGAGCTTTACGATATGGTGAAACGCCTTGCGGATATTTCGGCGGGTGCGGGACAGGACATCGGGCGTTTGACATTGGCACTCGGTCACGTCAAGTCGCAAACATACCTTACTGGTATTACGATGCGTCAGTTCTCAATGAACAACATACCGATGCTGAAGATGCTTGCGGAGTACTATTCAGAGCTTGAAGGACGTGTCGTAAAGGTTGCGGAGGTGCAGAAACGTATATCCCAGAGGCAAGTTTCCTATGAGGATGTAATCGAGCAGATAAAACGATTGACGGATGCTGGCGGTATGTTCTACAATATGCAGGAGAAAATTTCAGACACTCTTGCAGCGAAGTGGAAGAACTTGCGTGACGCGTTTTCTATTATGTATGGGGAGATGGCGGAGAGTACGGTCGGAGACACACTTAAAGACATTGCCACAACCCTTACGAGGATGACAAAACATTGGCAGGAAATATTAAGTGTTCTCGGTAGTGTAGTAGCGGTTTGGGGCACTTATTTCGTGCTTTCAAAGAGTTGGCTCGCGTTAAATGTCGTTGGGAATTTGCTTAAATACGGAGCCGCATTAAAGACAATGACAAACCTGACAAGGGCGCAGACCATAGCGCAGGCGGCTCTTAATACCGTAACGAAAATAAACCCATATATCGCTGTTGCTTCCGCAGTAGTAGGATTGATTGCATTGTTCGCGTCTTTGAGAGAAAAAACCCTATCTGTTGAGGAAGCTACACAGAAATACAATGAGAGCATTGAGAAACAAAACGCCTTGATGGACGAGAACCAGAAGAAGGCTGAGATGTGGGCAAAGATTCTTACGAATGTATCAAAGGCAGAAAAAGAGAGGAACGATGCCTACAACGAACTTTTGAAGATTTACCCGAACATATTTAACGACATTGATCAGGAAATCGCCAAGAACTTGACATTAGAGGAAGTGCTAAAAAGGATAAAGAATTTAAGAGGCGTCGTTGGTAAAGCACAGGCAGAATCCGATTTGGCGGATGCAAGGGGGAACTTTAAGAAAGAGCAGGAAGAATATAACAAACTTATAGACAAGAGAAACGAGAAACAGCAGGAGTACGACGAACTGATGGAGAAAGGAGAAGTGCGTCGTGCAGCCGTTGCTTTTGCTGAAATTGACAATTTAAACAAACAGATAAAAAAACAGGAAGTAAAAAGGGATTCCGCACAAGAGATATTAAGGGTTGCAGAGGAATACAACGAAAGTTTAAAAAAGCAACAGGATTTAATAGACGATAATAAAGCGGCAAAGTGGTTCCAAGACGCAACAGAGGCAGCAAAGAAATACGCAAGCCTTAAACCAGAGGAAGATAAGACTTGGGAGGATTACTTTGACAAGATAGAGAAGCGAAGAAGTGAATTGCAGGGAAAGATTGACAAACTTAATCCTAATGCGGAAGGCGCAAAAGACCAGCTTGCGATATACAATCAGGAGAAAGAGGTCGTTGATTATATTTACAAAACTATTCTTGGCGGTCAGGATAAGCAGAGCGTCATCAACAAACAGGAATCAGCAGAGTTAAAGGCGCAACGTGAGGAACTTAACAGGCTGAAAGAGGAATACAGCGAGTACAAGAAACTAAAAAAGGACATCGGGAAGGATTCAGCACTTGCAAAGATACAAGAATTGTTCCCGAACAAGATAGAAGGAAAGACGGAGAATGAGTTTATTTCCAACTACAAGGCAGCATTGCAGAGAATAGTCGATGTAACAAAAGATGAGAACTTAAAGACACAGATAACGAAGCTCATCTTTGACGTCGATCAGGATGTCGCAAAGGATAGTGCGGACAGGGCGTTGGCTCTCATCAACGAGGAGATAGAGAAGAAATCAGGTCAGTTCAACCTTTACAAGTCTATTTTTGAAAAGACGGGCAAGAGAGACCTCGCTTCCCTTGCTTTCTCAGACGGTCAGATTTGGGATGAGCAAGCGACCGTATTTGCAAACAAGTTAAGTGAGCTTGTAGGAAAGACGAACATCGACTTCACCATGAGCGACTATGACGCACAGGAAAGTTTCAAGGGCATTAAGGGCGCTTATGAGTTATGGAAGAAGATAGTTGAAATCGTCTCAAACAACTATAAAGACGCGCTTGAAAACGCCGCAAGTGCTACGGCTGAGATGTTGAGCGACACCGAGAAGATAGAGATTCTTGAAAATAAGATAGTTGAGCTTGAAAGGGCGAATGACGGCATAGACCATTCCGCAGAGATAAGGAAATACAGGGATGAGATAAACAAGTTAAAGACTGATATGTTTGAGATGCTTCCTATCTACCAGAAAATTTTCGGCGATATGACATACAAGTCATACGGCAATGTCAAGGAGGCGGAGAAGGCGGCGAGAGAGCTTATCAAGAACAGCAAAGTAATGTCAAAAGACAAGAACGGCAGGGTAAGCCTGTATTCTTCTTTCTACATGGATGACGGTGAGATGAAGGAAGTTAAACTCACGGCGCAGCAGTTGGAGAGGTTAAAGAAAATCATCGATTCCATGCATAAGGAAAAGAGCAAGAAAAACGCGTTTGCTGCCTTGGCGGAGGATATAAAGAACCTGTTCTCGAAAGAAGAAGGCGGTGACGAGCCTGGAGAAAAAATGAGGAAACTTGGAGAGAGCATTGCGGAAACGTCAAAAATAGTAGGTGATTTCGCAGGGCAACTCTCATCCATGTTTGACGCGCTTGGAAACGACAGTATGGCTGAGGCTATGGACGATGTTCAGGCAGGAATGAACTCTATCAACAATATCGCAGAGGGGTTTACAAAAGGTGGTGTCGTAGGAGGTGTAATAGCTGCGGCAGGAGAGGCCGTAGGGTGGATAGGAAGAATCGCACAAAAGCATGACAAGAAACTTGACAAGGCTATACAAAAGTCTGCCCTTGAAGTGAAGAAACTTGAAAACGCGTACAAGAACCTCCAATATGAGGTCAGCAAGCAACTCACGAAGATTACGAAAGAGCAGTCATCCACCATGCTCAGAAGCCTTGAACAGCAAAGGGCTGAGCTTCAAAAACAGCAGGAGCTTGAAAGCCAGAAAAAGAAGAAGGACAAAGACAAAATCATAGACTATCAGCAACAGGTGGAGGAACTTGGGCATGAGATTGCCGATTTCTATGAAGAACTCGCGTCCGACAGATATGACATAAACATTGACAGTTGGGCGGATAAGATAAGCGACGCAATAACAAACGCTTTCGCAAGCGGTGAGGACGCTGCAAAGGCGTTCAACGATACCGTAGCGGATATAATGCAGGATGTCGTTTCCAATATTGTGAAAATAGGCATAGTCAAACCCGCAATGGATAAACTGCAAGAATATCTGTTCGGCACAAACGGAATCGCCACGACAAGTTCGGACGAGGGAATCGAAATCTCTGCAAACGAGGCGATGGGACTTGTGGCACAACTGTCAGGGCTGAAAGACACGATCGGGCAGGCACAGGATATTTGGAACGTGATCAACGATGCAGCAAGACAGGCAGGCGTTGACATGGCGAGGGCAAGCACCTCATCCGATAACAGCCTCTCAAAGGGTGTGCAGGGCATGAGTGAGAACACGGCTGATCTTCTTGCTTCCTACCTCAATGCCATCCGTGCGGATGTGGCAAACATAAGGCTCTTGCAGGAGGGGAACGGTGCCGATCCTATTGCACAGGCTCAATTACAGAACTTACAGACGCTCGTAACGCTTGCACAGGAAAGGAATACAAGAATCGGTGAAATATACGATATGCTTTCAAGGGCAAGGGCGGATAAGGCGTTCGGATTCTACGTAAGATAAAAATTAGAAATAGAAATTATTAGTATTTATTTGCAGAAAATAAAAGTATGCTTATATTTGCAATAGATTAATAAAGCCATTGCGAAAGAGCTGACCGTAAAAAGGTTGGCTCTTTTTGTTTTGGTCGTGAATACAATACGATGCAGTTCATAGTTTACGACAAGACAGGAGAGAATATACGCTGTACGACAGGCAAACTTGAATACAACGGTACGTTCATGGGAGAGTGTTCCGTGACGATAGACATCATATCCCCTACCCCGATTGACTTCCACATAGGCGACTATCTTGTTTATCGTGGAGAGACGTTCGAGATTAACTACGACCCGTCCGTAATCAAGACAGCGAGGGTTAATACGGTAGGTGACGCTTTCAAGTATGAGAAGATAAAGTTCAACTCATACTCCGATGAACTTGCGAGGGTTGACTTCCTTGACTTCGTTCCTAACGACAACAACGTCCATTTCACGGCACTTCCTACTTTCTCGTTCTTCTGCGCTGACGTAACTGACTTGGCAAATAGAATACAGGCCAACCTTGACAGGGTTTACACAGGCAGCAAGAAATGGACGGTATCTGTACATCAAGAGTTCGTAGGCAAGCAAGACGTGAACATATCCGTAAGCAACATAAAGGTGTGGGACGCACTCGGTCTTGCCAACTCCGATTTCGAGGCTAACTTCATCATAAGGGGACGCACAATCACGATAGGAACGGCAGGAATCGCTGTCGGCAATATGTTCGCATACGGCAAGAACAACGGTCTGTTCGAGATTGAGCGTAACGCAGAGAGCGATCAGGCTATAATAACGAGGCTTCGTGCGTACGGCTCTGAGAAGAACCTGCCTCCGAGATACTACAATAAACTGTCTCAATCGCTGCCTAACAACATGGCGGTAACTCACCTTATGTTACCGGGATTCCCGTTATCTACGCAAGACCCGCACATAGATTCATCGAACATATCAGAACTCGGAGTACGTGAGGGTACTGTGTTCTTTGACGGCAGCAACGGAAACGAGGAAATATACCCGTCAATAGAGGGAATGACATACGGAGGGCATAATATTGACGAGGTTCAGTCGGCGGAGCAGACAACGGATGACGGTACTTGGGAAGTCCCGGAGGGTGAGACATCGGTGAATATCCCTAACTTTACCATTACGCTGTATGACTTGGGATTTGACATACGTGACTACCTCATCGAGGGGCAGAACCCCGTTATCGCAATGAAGTCAGGATTGTGCGCAGGTCGTGAGTTTGAGATTGTAAACGTAAGTCAGGACGAACAAACTGGCTACTACACCCTTGAATGTAGGAGAACGGAGGATTCATCTCTCGGTCTTGTTTTCCCATACAAGGACTACAACGTACAGGCAGGTGACAAATTCGTCCTTCTTTACATATCAATGCCTACGGAGTACATTACGGCTGCGTCACAAAGACTTTACGATGCGGCTGTCGCATATCTTGCGAAGTGTGACTATGTAAGGTACTCATACTCTCCGAAGGTAGATAACATCTTCTTGCAGAGACAACATGATTCAGCGATAGCGAACTCTGGCACATCCATACATGACACGATTAAGGAAGGCGACCTTCTTCTTTTCAGCGACACGGACTTGGGCATTAGCGGCTCTATCATCATTGACCAGCTTACGATTAAGGAGGGCGATGAGCTTATTCCGCAATACGAAATCACGTTACGCAACGACAAGACGGTCGGAACGATACAACGGCTTCAACAGCAGATAGATTCAATCATAAACGGCTCTACGTCAGTAGGAGGCTACAACGCACAGCAGATTCAGTCAATCATCCGTGCGTACGGTGACACACGCTATCTACGCAAAGACGTGGATGATGTTGCGAGAGGCTTGATTGATTCCTTGAAAGGTTTCCAAGTAGGTGCTGACTTCGTTAGCGGATTGTTTGGTGAAGGTGGTATTTTCCGCAAGGAAGCGGACGGAACGACCTACATCGAGACTGATAGGTTATATGTCCGCTTGAAGGCTTATTTTGACGAGATTGAGGTAAAGAAATACACTCATTCTGGTGGTAATCGTATCGCTTCAAAGACAGGAATCAAGACCGTAAAGGTTGAGTACTACAATGCGAACGATGAGATTGTAGAGGACGCAAGTCAAGCCGCATACTACCGTTGCTATTTCCGTTTGACTGATGATGATGGCAACACTATCACTAACGATTGGGTAGTAGGCGACTTGGCGAGAAGTCAGGAGTTTAAGCAAGGTACAAACGGTTATTGGAGAGCGGTCGTAGGTGTAGGCACTACACCAGATTCTGACGGTCTTGGATATATTGATTTGTCAAAGACTGACTGTTTGAGTGGTTCTGACGTTCCACAAGAACAGGATGATATTATCCAACTCGGCAACAAGACAAACGCAGACAGGCAGGGTGCGATTATCGAGTATTCATCGGGTGCTAACGCTCCGAGTTACCAGATATACCAGAACATAAACTCATACGACCTTACAGGCAAGAACGTGATTGCGTTAGGCTATGATTCGTCTACCGACAAGGCATATATGAACGTCTATGGTGACGCATTTATCGGTGACAGAAACGGTTCTTACTTGCAATATAACTCCACTACTGGAGCATTGACAATAAAGGCGGCTATTGACGCACAATCAACGATGGGTGGGAAGCCTATCGGTGAGCAGTTTGAGTACCTGCAAGAGCAAATAGACGGTTCTGTCGCAAATTGGTACGTTACAGAGACACCTACCCTTTTGAACTACCCTGCGAGTGATTGGACGACAGATGAGCAGAGAAGCCTTCACGTTGACGAGTTGGCGTATAACAAGACAAACGGCAATGTGTATCGTTTCGTGTATGATGAGGCTAACGACATATACAAATGGGAGTTAGTTCCGGCAGAGGACGTTCCTTCATCATTGAGAAAGTTCGCAGACCTGCAATACCTTGCTGACGCACTCGGAGAGAACACAAGCATTGACGGTGGTCTTATCCTTACAAGCCTTATCCAACTTAGAGATACAAACGGCAATGTCAAGAGCGGAATAAGCGGATTATACGATACATCACTTGTTGACCCTGGAAAAAGTATTGCGGCATGGTACGGCGGTGTCAAGACCGATTGGGAAACGCTCTCTGACGCACAGAAACAGGCTGCACAGGATGGTAGTTATGCTAAGTCCTTGTTCCGAATGGACGGAACGGGCTACATGGCAAGCGGAAATATATCATGGGACGCTGACGGGTCTGGTTCTGTGGCTGGAGGAAATATCTCTTGGGATGCTAATGGCCGTGTAACCTTGAAGAACTTATATACCGACACAGGAAAGAGCATAGACCAATTACTTGCGTTATTCTCTATTGGCGGCACTATCCCGACAAACGCATACATCACTCCTGCATATCCGTTTAGCGATTTGCAAGTTTTGACGAATAGCGGAAATGCCGTTTCGGTAAAGGACTATTTAAGCCTGTTCATACCGCATTACAATCAGACTACCGGCGAACTTGAAAGCATTGAATCACCCGTTCCGTTATGGTCGCAAGGTGAAGTTTCTGCTTTGGGATATGATTCATCAAGTGGTGGCGGTGGTGGAGGTGGAACTGACCTTACTGCGGTATGGACTACGCTTACAGGGAATACAGGCACTTACAAGGACTATCAGATTAACATAGGACACTTGACGAGTGCTTTGTCAAACTACGCATTAAGTTCAAGCCTTGCTACGGTCGCAACAAGTGGTAGTTACAACGACCTATCCGACAAGCCGACTATTCCTGCTGCACAGATACAGTCTGACTGGAATCAAACAAGCACATCGGCAAAGGACTACATCAAGAACAAGCCTTCATTGGCGACTGTTGCAACGAGCGGAAAGTATAGCGACTTGACGGGTGTGCCTACAAAGTTATCGCAGTTTACCAACGATTCCAACTACGTAACATCATCCTCTCTGACGACTACCCTTGCAAGTTACGCCACACAGACATGGGTGACGAACAAAGGCTATGCAACCACCTCGGCGATGAATGCAGCCTTAAGCGGTTATCTCCCATTAACGGGTGGTACGTTGAGTGGTAATCTGTCAGTTGAGAGAACAGGAACTACTGGTGGTAAGGTAACAGTCACTAACGGCAATGGTAGTGCATCGCTATATACGGCAACTCAACGTGGCTTATGGGACGAGACAAACTCCAAGTGGATAGTTGCAACAAATGGCACGAATACCTTCATGCTGCATGGCAATGTAGGTATCAATACCACATCGCCTTCCCATCAGTTGCACGTGAACGGCAACACTTACGCTTCACGATACTATGCCGGCGGTGAGAACTACTTGGCTGGCGGTTCTACCCAATTATACTTTACGGTAGGCAGCGTGAATCCGATTGTAGCAGGAAGCACCTATGTAAGGCGTGGAACTTCCGAGGATGATGCGGCTATCACGCTTGGTACTTCGACATACCGTTGGGCGAATGTCTATTCCGTATTAGGCAACTTCTCTGGCTTGATTACCGCATCGGGTAATATTAAGACAGCGTCATATATCGAGATTGGTGACTATCGTATTGTCGCTGATACGGCAAACACAGCCCTAAAGGTCGTGAACAAGGACGGAACTACGGCTGTGAACTTCTATGCTACTGGCGAGAACTCGGCATTGGGTGTCAATACTTCTGGTGGTGGTGGTGGCGGTGGTGATGGTGCAAGCCTTGCCGCGGTATGGACGAGTTTGGGAGATTCTACGGGAACTTACGGAAGTTCACAGATTAACGCATCACACTTGACAAGTGCCTTGAATGGCTATGCTACTCAAACGTGGGTTGAGGCTAAAGGCTATCTCACATCATACACCGAGACCGACCCTGTATTTAAGGCAAGTGCCGCATACGGAATAACGAGTACGAATATCACGTCTTGGAACAACAAGGTATCTAATGTACAAGCCGATTGGAACGCTACAAGCGGATTAGCCGTTATATTGAACAAACCTACAAACCTTGTCACGACAACAAGCCTTGCAACTACATTGCAAGGATATGTAACGGCGCTTGGGACGAACGACCCGTACATAACCTGGACGAGAAACGGAGTTGCAAACAACATCCTTCCTCCGTCCGCATATAGTCTATATTTACAGACTGAAACATCTATTGCAAGCATAACGTCAAACAAGATAACATATACAAAAGTAAGCAAACTGAACGCAGGTAGCCTCCCCGTGTCGGACAACAACAACGTACTGTTGAATGTCGCAAGGACAAACGGCTCTACATACGGCTCTCAACTTGCTTTCAGCTCAACGCAATATCTGTATTTCCGTGCGTTCGGTAACGCAAGTGCAGACACTACTCAAAGGTGGAAACGTGTAGCGTTCAATGAGGATTGGGAAGTTCCGTACACGATAGGATCATGGTCTAAGATTATCAGGATAACGAACTACGGCACGGTACAACTATCTGTAAGATTAGCTCAAAGCAGTCAGAGCGCCACATATATGTTCCTTGTCACAACATCTAACAATGCCTCACGTTGCTATCAGATTGCAAGCGGAAACTATGCAAGCAACTCTGAATTTGCGATAAGGGTTACAAGGCAATCTACAAACTCGTTTGATGTTGAGATAAAATCAGACTATGCTTACGGTTCAGCAACGACTTCAACCTGTTACGCAAGTTGGATCGTGAACGGAATAATGACAGACGCTACCTATCCGTCCGTTAGCATATATACGGAGGTTACGGCAGGTGGTGGAACTGTATCATCAGGTAATTTCACTACGGTTAGGAACGCAGATTTGGTAAACGCTACGATTTACTCTCCGAGCTTGCATCTAACGGCGTCTGACGGTACAGCCCCTATGACTGTCACGTCAACTACAATGGTCGCTAACTTACAATCTGAATACGCATCCAGGTTAAAGACTTCACGCACACTTTGGGGGCAGCCTTTCGATGGCTCGGAAAATGTAAGCGGCAATATGACAGGTGTTGGTTCATTAGACGCAAGTGGAGATATAACGGTAACAAGAAGTAGTACTACTTCCGCAACTATGAGAGTAGTCAATGAAAATGGGGCTGTATCACTTTTAGCATCTGTTAATCGTGGTGTTTATGATAGTGAGACATCTAAATGGGTTATCGGTACGAACGGCACTAACACATTCCTTATGGACGGGAGCGTAGGTATTGGCACTACATCGCCGTCTTATAAGTTACACGTTGACGGTGATGTGTATGCCACAAGATACTATGCTAATGGTGGAAACTATATGAGCGGAAGTACTGATCAGCTATATTTCTCTATTGATGGTACTGTTTCTCCCGTCGTAATGACATCTTCTGCTGTCAGACGTGGTGCGTCAGATGCTGCTGCTGCAATCACTCTTGGCACATCATCATACCGTTGGGCAAACTTGTATTCAGTCTTGGGCAACTTCTCTGGGCAGATAACGAGTTCCGTTGCGACAGGAACAAGCCCGTTAAGTGTCGCTTCCACTACACTCAACGAAAACCTAAATGCCGATTTGCTTGACGGGTATCATGCAACGGATATATCTCGTCTTGGGTGGGTAGGTATAAGCAATGCTACTGGCTCATCCGACCAATGCAAGTGGTATGAGGTAAACGTACCAACATCATCAAACAGCATCTATATCTACGAAATTATCAGTTATAGAAACGCCTATCCGATTTTAGCATACTACCGTCTTGCAATATACAGATATAACACTAACGTAATTTCGGTGTCCTTGATAAATCATGGATTCAACTACCGCTCTGCAAACAATACAAGGGTGTGCGTGGCAATAGACGCAAACCAGAAGGTATATATCCAGAGTGGTAGCCGTACAGCAGCAAACTATCTTAGGATTCGCCCATATTACAACGCTGGTGGTATCAACACTACGGAAGTCGGCGAGGCTGCATTTGGCACGGCTAATGGCTTTACGGCTCTCAAAATGATTACAGATTCGGGTTACTTCCGAGTTGATACGAGTGCATCGACACAATCAACGACCTATGACGGAGACCCGATGATGATTACATCACTCCGTATTGGTGACGCATATATATGGTGGGATGATACCAATTCATGCTTACGGGTTACCGGAGCAAACACAAGTGGAAAGCCTGTTGCAAGTGTGGCAATCAACTTAAACGTGAGTGGAGAAGTAAGTACATTAACAAGTTAAAGATTAAGATATGGCATATAGTAATGGAATAGTGACAAAACCTGTGAACACGAGCGATGTGTGTTCGGCTATCGGTGAGGACAAGCACCGAATTGGCTACTTGTGCGTGAGTGGGAACGTGAATCCACATTCCAAGCATAAGCCGATGAGATATAACACCCTGTCGGAACTTACGAATGGGCAGAAGATTTCTATTGATTGGGGTTATCATATTCCGATAATCAGAGAGTTAAGGGTTATGCTTGCACAGATGTTGTATGAGGAAAATAACATGACCGTTAGTGATACGGCGTGGAATCCTACTACAAGCGAGCAGCCTTATGTCTATCTGCATTATGGATGGTGGTATCGGAAACCGCAAGGAGGTGAATCTTCTCCTTACAGACTTGGCGACTTTAACGGATATAAGCATAATACACCATATTTCTTAGGTGTTGCCGTTAATCAAGGTAACTATGAAATAAGCACAGGCTTCTGGTGTGAGTTAGAAGGTGAGATTGACATCGAGAGTGCATCCGATGTGGGAACTAACGTGGAAGGATTAAGCCAACTATACAACAAAGTCTTGTTGGTCGCAGCGTTGAAAGAAAGCCAACCAGCCGACACATCATTCTTCGGTGTCGTAAAGTATCGGACAGGGCCAGCCCAACTGCCAGGAGGGTCAAAATCCTATAAAGCCGTTTATTTTAGCGAACAGGATTGCGGTAAGTTGTTCTATAACGGAACGGGATATTACTATCTGTATTTCTTCCTACTCGACAGAGACCAGTTGATGGGCACTGAGGTTGACGGATTCAAGCCTTCAAACCACAACTTCGGTCAGTCATATACAGGTGATGGGCAGAACAACATGAACGGAGATAAACTTGGCAAGACCATAACACTCCCGATACAAAGATTACGTGTTCATTGGACTAAGCAATCATATATCCATACGAATCCATATAGGGATTTGCAAGCATACTTTGAGCGTGGTACTATTACAATGGCATCCAACGGAAGAATAACCATAACTGGTGCTTTGTGTTTTAAAAATACTGGTTCAAGCAATATTAGCGTTAATCCAAGCAATATGCAAGTCTTGGTTACAGGAGAGCATAAGACGAATATCGGGACATTTGCCAATAGTGGATATAGCCCTATCAATAGTGGCAATGGCACTATCACGGTCAAACCAGATGGCAATAAGTACTATCTGTTTGGAAGTGCAAGTACGACCGCTACTATTGCGACATTCATCACAAGCACAGGAGAGGGTACTTTCAATGACCCTGTAAACCATTATGTACCGTCAAATTGGAACAATTTTGGTGCTGAACTTTTTGCACCTTACTCTGAAACATTCCCTGACGGCACGTCTGATAGCGGCTATGATGCGGTTGGATATGGTTGGATTGGAACGGAAGCTAACTCTTAAAACTAAAGTATATGAAGAAACTATTTGGTAACATCTTGTTTTGGATTGGCTGGGCATTGGTGATGTCAGCCTTTCAGTTCGGGGCTTTGGTCGGCCTAATCTCTGTGCTTGTAGTATCGGGTGTGTATGTCGTAAGACGCGGTGATAAGGATGAAGCGGTCAAATACTATCAAGGGATGAACGCACTCTTTATCGGGGAAATAACAGCCCTTATAATCTATCTTGTAACGTATTGTTTAAAACTATTATAGAGAACTATTTAGAAGTAAGAATCTTTTAAAGAAATGAATTATGAAAGTAAAAATTGGAGAAATCGTTAATGTTTACCCTGTGATTATGAAGTCCTCGTTTTCCAAGATGGACGGAAAGACAAAACTTGGAATGGTACGTATCATTAAGGCTATGAAGCCCGTTGCAAGCGAGTTTGAGGAAGTCCGTCAGGAAGCAATCAAGAAACTTGCAGGAGAGGATTACCAAGAGGCTATCAAGAAAGTACAAAACCCGAAGGACTACTCCGAGGATGAAGTGAAGGAAGCCTTGAAGGTTGCAAAGACGAGCGATGATGCGTATTCAAAGTTCGTTCAAGAGGAATGTGAGAAGGAAGTAGAAGTTGAATTTGAATTGTTGAAGGAGGATGATTTTGAATCACTCTTGGAAGGAAGCAAGGACTTGACGCCGCAGGAACTTATGATGTTATCCGAGTTAATCTGTGAATGAAATGACACTAATGGATTGGTTTACCAACGTGATTCTGCCCGTTCTGACACTTGTATTGGGTGGCGGTCTTGGATGGCTGTTCCACATCAAGGCAGAGCGTAAGAAAGCAGAGGGTGAAGCATCGCAGACAAATGCCGATGCCGCTAAGAGTTGGCAGGATGTGTATCAGCAGACGGTAGATGACTTGCAAAAGTACATCAAGGAACTGCGGGCTGACAGAGACCACTTGCGTGAGGATAGAAACGAAATCCGAAAGGAGAACGATGAACTACGCAAGAAATGGAAGGAAATGGAGGATGAGATTTCCGAGTTAAGAAGGCAAGTTGCACGCAACCTACGCATGGTAGAGAGTATGCGTCCCTTTCTCTGTGGGAAAGTCGGATGCCTTGAAAGAATGACGATTGAACTTAACCAGAAGGAGGTGAAGGATGAACAATGAAATGCTAATAAAAGTCGAAAGGAAGTGGAAGAAGGACACCTACACTATCGGCAGGGTCTATATTGACGGGATTTTTTTCAGCAATTCACTTGAAGATGTTGACAGAGGTTTGGACGATTCAATGTCAGAGGAAGAAATCAAGGCGAAGAAAGTCTATGGCAAGACCGCTATACCGACAGGACGATATGAAGTTATCTATACCTACTCTCCGAAGTTCCGCAGACACCTTCCGAGGTTACAGAACGTGAAGGGATTTGTCGGGATTCTCATCCACGCGTTAAACAAACCAGAGGAAACGGAAGGCTGCATAGGTGTAGGGCTTAACTCTATCAAGGGTATGATTACTAACTCACGTTGGTATTCCGATGCGATTAACAAGAGGATTGACAAAGCAATCCGTAGTGGTAAGAAAGTTTATATAGAGATAGTATGAGCGTTTGGCAGGGAGCAGATTTGAAATTCCTCGTTGAGATTACGGCAGAGGGATTCGACATAACAAGGGATGATTACAGAATCGTCCTAAAGAGAGGGAACAAGGAAATAGAGGTTGCCAAGTCCGCGATAGTCGAGAACGAGGGCGAGTATTTCCTTTGCTTGGAGAAAGAGGTAATCGCTGAACTCGGTACGGGCGACATCTATGTAGTCACCTATGCCGAAGTACCCGATTCCGATTTCTCCGATTCGTTCAGAACGGAGGTGGATAAACAGCTTTTATGTACCATTAACAGGGTTTAGTCTATGGGGTGTCTGAATGTACGCATACAGAGAGTAAACGGCTTGCATACGGAGTTTTCTCCCGTTGGCGGTATAGATGTTCAGTTCGAGAACAAAAACTCGTTAGAGAGCAAATATACAAGCCGAAACGACATATCCGCAAAGTATGAGAAGAAAAGCGGCATGAAGGTTAATTTCTACTTTGTATGTCGTGTAGGCACAAGGGAGTTCCTTCGTGTTACTCCAGAAGAACCTATATGGATTACAATGGATGAAATGGGTGTCTATACCGTCCGCTCTAACACAGACTGGATAGTTTTATAACATTTAAATAATAGAGAATTATGGCTTACGCAAGTTGGTTATCACCATCAAAGACATCGGGAAGCGGCAATGATACTGTCAACGTATCTGCCTTAACATCTAATACTGGACGTAACGCAAGAAGTACGACCGTAACATTCAAGGCTGCAAACTGTGAGGACGTTGCAAGAACCGTCAATCAGTTAGGAAAGCCAGAGACTTCGGCTATCCAATCTACGGCAGCGAGTGAAAAGACGGGAGGAACTGTTACGATTACTGGTACAAGTAATTCATCAAAACTTACATTCTCACTTGGTACGGGCGACTTGACGCTGACATTACCTGCAAGTTATACGGCTGGCGGTGTTTCAACGACTAACGGAGCGGCTATTTCGGGAGACCCAGGAGCAACACAGGAATACACATTCTCGATTGCTTTTACAGTTCCGTCTAATACATCTACGTCTGCCCAATCAAGACAGATTATCGTTACTGATAACGCAGGAACGGCACACACTTGTACGCTTACATTAGCGGCTGGCGATGCTTACTTGACTGTATCTTCGGTATCTGGAGATATACCTTGGGATGCAAGTTCTAACGTATCGTTCACCGTTACATCTAATACTAACTGGACGGTAGTATAATGGCAACGAAAACGATAGCATGGCAAACGGGTACGGGTAACATTACCGTAACTTATTCGGGGAGCGGTAATGATACCGTTACCGTTGCTTCTGATGCAAACAACCTTTATCAAAGCCGTAGTCAGAGCATAACGGTAAAGACTACGGATAATGCAATATCGAGATCGGTAACGGTTACACAGGGAATGAGAGAGCCGAATTTTAAGACTGCCGATGGATATTGGCTATTGACAGCGGATAACAAGTATTTTAACGTACAGGAGGAATAATATGCCTACACCAACAGGATATACAAGTGCATACACATCTACCGAGATAGATGAAAGGTTAGGTGCTGTGCCTAACAAAGCCGACAAGATAGCGGAGGTTAATCACGGTACCTCAGATACAACATTTACATTAACCCCCAATGTAATGCACATTTGGGGTACTGTTACCTCATTAAATCTAACATTAGCTACACCTGCTGACAGCACTATTGTCAACGAATATATATTTAGATTTATAAGCGGAAGCACTCCGACAACATTAACACTTCCTTCATCGATTGTGTGGATTAACGGAGCTCCTGAAATCGAAGCTAATACAACCTATGAATGCAGCGTCATCAACAACCTGGGTGTGATCGGAGGAGCTTCAAATGTTTAACACTTTACATAGGAGGGTAAGGTATGAGTGGAATAAGAAGAATGCTATTATTTGCAAAATTAAAAGATATGGAAGATTTTAAACTTATAAACAAAGTAACACTTGAAGAAGATGTAGCACAATTCAAGGTGTTGACTGATTCAAACGGACAAATATTTGAGTGTAATGAATTGTATATACATTTCAAATGTATCAACGGAGATACTGGGAATAACAACATTACGCCAAGTTATAGTTTTGTAAACACGGATAGAAATTGGTTTTCATCAGTGTCAATAGGCACGGGAGCAAGTAATGCGACAAGATACTTAGACGTTCACGTGTTTAGGATTGCCGATGTGTTATACGAGGAAAGGAACACATATCACATGGGCGAAGTATATCCAAGACAGTTAAGTTTTACATACCTTAAAGGCAATGTAAATGACACAATTAAGGCTGTAAGGTTTTTTGTTGGGAATAATACGGCGAATATATTGGCTGGTTCAGAAATTACAATTTACGGAAGATGAAAACGCAATACTATAAAGAAATCGAAGGTAAGAAAGTATTCTTTAACGGAATACTTATCATAGGTGACAGACAAGTTATCAACCCCACAAGTGAACAACTTGAATCACAGGGATGGATGAAATATGTGCCAGAGGTATATACTCCTACTCCACAGCAGTTACTTGAACAAACAAGACAGGAGAAACTAACTGAGATTGAATCCTACGATAGTTCAAGTGATGTCAATGAGTGCTTGATACACTATCAAGGTGAGACTATCCCTTATTGGGCAGACAAGACAACGAGAACCACGCTTAAAGAGGCTGTTAGGGATTGCATTGCCGTTGGTATATCAACTTACAGGTTAGACCTACGTGACTTTGGTTTGTCTATTGACATTGATTGTGAACTCATGCTTGGAATGTTACAAGAGTTAGAGGTGTATGCTATCCGTTGCTACAACAAGACAACAGACCACATCTATTCTGTAAAGGCGATGGATAACATCGAGGATATACAGGCTTACGATTATCAGTCGGACTATCCGAGCAAATTAGAGTTTAGCGTTTAAGAGATGAACGCAATTTTGCGTTAATTCTCATTATCAAAGAGTTAGATTGTTTAACTTTTAAATAGATTAGATTATGGCTAAAGCAAAGGTTACTCCGCCTATTGACGAATCAGTATTGGGCGGTGGTGTGTCAAACAAGACACAAAAAGAAAAGAGAGACACGGAAGGCAAGATTGCCGATGTGCTTAACAAGATTGGTATCGACAAGGTTCTGCATTTCCTTGTGTTCGCATGGATTGTGGCGATAGGACTTGCATACTCGTTCACTACGGGCGTTTGGTGCTTTATTGGTATGGTAGTTCTATCCGTTGTAAAAGAGTTCGTCATAGACAAGAAAATTGATTGGGTGGACTTGATTGCAGGCATTGTCGGCGGCATGGTTACTTTCCTTGCATACCTTCCTAAAGATTGGATTTTATGAAAGGTCTGTACTACTTTGCCGTATTCCTTTTCGGGATAGTGGTAGGAAGTAACTTATTCCCTAAGTTCAAGACAATGGAAAAGATTGTAAAAAAGACGGATTCAGTCACGATAACAAAGGTAGATACCGTAAGATACGGCAAGCCCGTGCCTGTTTTCGTGCGTTCTACGGACACTTTGGTAGTCCATGACACAATCCTAATCAAGGAGCAGAAAGTCTTTAAGGACAGCACGTATATGGCTTGGGTAAGCGGTTATCAGCCAGAGTTGGATTCAATCGAGGTCTATCCAAAGACGGTAACGAAAATTATCACCAACGACATAACAAAGACCATAGTTAAGACGAAGAAACCTAAATGGGTGATAAGTGTCGGAGGTGGTATCGGCTACAACGGAAAGGTAGAGCCGTATGTAGGTCTTAACGCAGGGTATGTTCTGTTTTGCAAATAACTCAATATACTTCTACTACAATTTTGTTTTTCATGATGTTTAAAGGTAGAAATCTTCCCGTTGGTTCGTGAGAATAGACGGGATTCTATACGACAAAAGCCCCGACATACGCAAAAGGTACATCGGGGCTTCGTCTTTCACATAAGCGAAACTTCTACAATTCCGCAAAGATAAGTAATTAGGAGTTAAAACGGCAAGTCGCCACCGTTATTTTGCTCTCTCATCTTCTCAATTATTCCTTTCGGCTGTTGGAACGGATCAGGCGTTTGGACTTGCTGCACGTTCTGTACGTTTTCCACGTTACGCAACACGGCTTTCCAACAAGTGATTGAGTTGAACCACCTTCCGTTGTACTCCCTTGCGTCAATGTCAATCTCAATGTCAACGTCCTGACCGATTCTCAATCCGAACTTCTCTATATTGTCACCCATTACGGAGAACACGCATTTCTTCGGGAACTCTCCCGGTGTCTCAATCACGTACTCCATTCTTCTCCACTCCTTGCCGCTTTTAGACACTCCACGTTGCTCGTCAAGTGCGGCGATAATCTTTCCTTCAATCTTCATTCTATAAGTTTTTATAAGTTTGTTATTGTTTGCCGAATCCCCACTCATACGCAGCCTTCACAATTTTGTAGTGTGTGCGTCTCTCCCATTCCTCCGTGAGGTATTCGTTGTTATCAGTAAGTTCCTTTGCGAACGTCTCCGCAGTCTCGTTCTTCCTGTGCTTTATAAGCCGTGAGTATTTCCTTGCGAGTTCTATTGGTCTGATTTTGTTCTCTGCGTCCTCTCCGCTTTCGTCCTGATCTTGCGGCAACTCAGCCTGTCTCTCCTTGATGAGGCTTGCTATCTCCTCTATCGCAGCCTGTGAGTTGTAATAGACACGAAGGTCGCCGATATTCTTGATAGTTGAATACAATGCCCTTCTTATGGCACTCTCAGACACTCCGAGTTTCTTTGCTGCCTCCTTCGTTGATGAATACGTCTTGCAGACAGTTCCGTCAAAGGTTATTATCCCGAATGGTTTGCTGCTCATCTGTCCTTTACCTTTAATAGTTTCACATATAAATCTGCCTCCGTAACGAGTTCGTTTATCGTCACGTCATGCAGTATTCCTTTGGCTCTTATGAGTTCTATCAGTATCTCTTTCCTGACATCACGCCAATAGAGCCGTTCCTTTTCTTCCTCTATGTCGTTTGCCATACGTTTGAGGAACTTTGAGAGGTCTTTGCTGAGCTTTTCCTTTATCTCGTCCTCTGTCGGCTGTACCTCTACCTCGTCCTCCCTGTACACGTTGCTTAACCTGTCGATGTAGTATTCTCCTTTTTTCTCTACATCGACTATCTCTCCGCTTGATTTAAGTTTTACTTTCATACTTCCTCCAATCTTTATTTGCCACTACTACCATAACCACCTGCACCACGTTCCGTTTCCGATAACTCATCTACCTCTACAAAGCCTATTTCTGGATAAGGAATGATGATTAACTGTCCTATACGGTCGCCAAGAGAGTAAACCTCTGTATAATCCAGCCTTCTTTGTGTAGGAATATTATCAAGGAATATCATTGAAGGTTTGAACTTGAACAAGATTTCTCCGACAAAACCACTATCAAGGACACCTACCGAGTTCGACAAAAGCAATTCTTTCTTTGCGTTTGAACTTCTTGGGAACAATAGACCAACATATCCTTTCGGTACTTCGATTGCTACTCCTGTACCGTAAACTACATTCCCGTCTTTATCATAGGCTTTTGTCGAAGCGTATAAATCCCAACCTGCATCATCACTATGTGCCTTTGTAGGCAGCAATGCGTTTTCCCTAACTCTCTTAATCTTTACGTCTATCATAATTCTGCTTTAGTTTTAATCATTTATCTACTACAATTCCATTCGATTTTTCATCCCATGTAATTTTTGCATCGCCTATATTGATAGAGCGTTCAAATTCATACTCATTTAACAATTCCTTTGTAAGCCTTTTGTAGTCGGCTTTCATCTTCTTCACATCATATTCCTTATCTCCGATGTGTAACTCGTTGTATTCATCATCCATGTATTCACCGATGATTTCTCTAAGCATTAGCCACTTCAAATATTTTTCGCTCATTTCTTTTCCCTTTCTTCGTAATAATAACAGGCAATGTCCGTTACCTTGATTGTCTTAAATCCGCTATTAGACCTCTTTGAAGGTTTTAATTCGCAACATTGTACGACCTTTGTAGAATAGTCGCTCAACGCATATCGCTTACAATGCACACAAGTACGACATCGTTTGAGTTTCTTCCATTCATAGTCGGCAACATTCTTGAATAATTCTTCCCATCTTTCTATTATTGGTTCAACATCAGCCCATTTTGTCATACCACTACCTCCACATTTAATCCAGACAACCTTATTGCCTGTTTCAACTGATGCACGTATTCAAATGTCGCATCTAATTCAAATTGTATTCCTTTAATCACGAAATGCCAACCAACGAAATTGTAATCCTCATCCACATCATCCCACCACGCAATATCCATAGGGTCAAAATGGTTCTTTTCAAGGATTCCCCTTGTGATTTTAATAGGTTCAATCTCGTCCATTATATCTGCCCAATACTTGACGTGTTCGACATTCCAACCACCTTTCCCGTAGGTCATTGGCTTGATAGTCTTTCCTTTGTACTCAAATCCTTTCGGGTCTGGTCTATGGGCAAAACACACATAGTACCTATCACCCAACGTAACATTCTTGTACGTATCACATAGGGCTATCACCTCTTTGTCGTAAGGCGGTAGGATAGCCTCATTATCCGTGTCTAAGTTCCAAATTTTATTCATCGTTTCTTATAATTTCGATTAAAACAAATACTAATAACGCCACACATATACCAAAACCAATGTTCGTTATCCAGAAGAAAAAGTCCTCACTCATCGGCTTCATATAACTGTGCTACTTGAATCTTCAATACATCCATACTCGTTCCGCTAATAGTGCGGTTGCAAACCGTGTACAATCGTTCTTCCTCGTTATAATCACCGAAGTGCAGCAAGACATCATCACCATTGTTAGGGATGAAGTGCAATGCAGGGTTCACGTTGTGCCAAGTCTTAATCAAATTCCCATTTTCGTAAAACTGTATTCTCATTTCCAATTCTCCTTCATAAAGTTTATAGCATAGTCAATCGCCTCACCTAACTCCTCTGGTTTTGGCATACGATATATGCTTGGTTCATGATTATCGTTTATAAATCTATTCGCTTGCATCAATGTCGCTATGTAGTGGCGGTGTTCAAATCCTCTATCGAACTTCTCACAGGCTACATCACCGCAATTAACGGCACTATGCTCAACGTCTTGCATAAAACATATCCCATTCCCGTCCGTATCTTCCCATTTAAGGTTTACGCACTCTCCGCAATAGAACTTTCTCATATAACCTCCTTTTGGTTTAAACTGTTAGCCTCATAAACGGCACTCACCACTCCGTTGCCGATTAACTTGTTGAAGAAGATGTTTGCCGCTTCCTCAACTTGCTTTGTATTCACGTTCACGTTTTCATGGGCATACGTTAGGCATAATGTTCTACTTAACTGTTCCAATGCCTTGAATATCCCCATGATGTTCATCCAGGGTATCATCACATAGTTTGTACGCTTGGTTAGTTCCCTACCTACCGTCTGGCAAGTGAACACGGCAAAGTCCGCTATCAACCTTGCTAACTCAGCAAAACTCAATATGTCGGGGTATTCTACGTTATGGTTGATTACTATTCCATGTATCGAGTAGTAAAGCACATCGACATGGTGTTTCATTTCCTCGTCACGAATATCCGAGTAGTCAGAGTAGAACCCCATTACGTGCTTAACCGTATCATTGAGTTTGAACTTGTAACGGTTCAGTTCAAGTTTAAGGTTGTTCGTGCGTGTGCCTATACCGTTCTTGCGTAACCCTGCCTTCTTAATCTTTCCGATTAGTTCCCATGCAAGGTTTGTAGCAAGTTCGTTGGCGTACATAATCGTATAGGCACACCTCGTTTCAAACTCTTGGTCTAACTTTTCGTCATTCATACACCTTTACCACTTCTTTTTTTATCGGATGCAGGAAGTTGTTCGCTTCTTCCTCTGTGTCGAATATTGCGTAAAAAGCACCGTCACCAAGTTCTTTCGGAATCCTATACATCATCGTTTCCCATTGCTCTACTAATCCGAAGAACGACACGTAACACTTCTCACACCGATATTTTACCTTACCATCAGTAGATGTTTCTTTAACTATTCTTGTTTTCATATCCATCTAATAGAATAAATCACCACTAACTTGTATTTTCTTCTCAATTATCTTGCAATACTCTTTATTCAACTCAAATCCTACAAAATGCCTGTTGAGTTTTCTTGCAACTCTTGCGGTAGTTCCGCTACCCATAAAAGGGTCTAACACAACGCCACCACTCGGACAACCTGCAAGTATGCAGGGCGTTATCAATTCTTCGGGATAGGTAGCAAAATGAGCAACGCTGTCTGGTCTTGTTTTTACAGACCATACATCGCGTTTGTTGCGAACAAAGTATTCTTTGTCGGGCAAACCATGTTCTCTACGCAAGTGCATAGTATTAGGTTGCTGCCCATCGTATTGACAGTTCTTTGTTCGCGGTTTCCATGTTTTACTTCTTTCTCCTAAGTCATTATCGTTCCTATCCCTATTTTCGCCATTACTTCGACTTCCGCTCTGGTAATTCGTTCGGGATTGGTCTGCACATGGTTCACTTATCGCTTCGTAGTCAAAGTAATACTTTTGTGACTTACTCAATAGGAAAATGTATTCATGCGACTTGGTGCATCGGTCTGTCACGCTTTCTGGCATTGGGTTAGGTTTGTGCCAAATTATATCTTGACGCAAATACCACCCTGCATTACGCAAACTAAACGCAAGCATCCAAGGAATTCCGATAAGGTCTTTGGGTTTTAATGATTTATCTTCAAGCCCATACCCACTTTCCCTTGTAGGGTGTCCACCATGACCACCAACAAAAGCGCTATCGTTATGTTCGCTATTGGCGTTTCCTTTGTAGCCATTATAACTATCCCCAATATTAAGCCAAAGTGTCCCTGTTGGTTTGAGAACACGATGAACTTCCATAAACACTTCGGTAAGTTTTCTGATGTATTCTTCGGGTGTTTCTTCCAAACCGATTTGTCCGTCACATCCATAATCACGCAAAGCATAATATGGCGGTGATGTAACACAACAATCAATACTATTGTCTTGTAATCCTTTCAGTCCTTCAAGACAGTCAATGTTGTATATTTTATCCAACTCTAAACTCATTCTCTCAACATTAAAATTATTATCACTCCAAATCCGCATTTAATTGCCGTTAGCGGCTCGTTTGTCGTCAGCAAGGCAATTACCAAGCCTACCTCTAAAAAGTCCAACAGGCAGCCCGAAAAACTACTTATCATCTTCATCATGCTTGACTTTATAATCCTTACACTTGCTCTTAGGACGAGTATCTAAGTCCTTCAACCAACAATAGTACCCTTTCTCGGCACTGAACTTGCATCTTATACAACTCATAATTCAATCCTCCTTCCATTACGGATATTCTCTTTGTTTTCGTTAAACATCTTTATGCTTTCATCCCTTGCTGCCTTCGTTTCGGCAAAGTAGCCTTCCTTAAACCACCCACAGGCGATACGGTTATGCCTTACGCCTTTATCATCATCATGCAAACACAGACCTATTCCGTCCGTTGTCATGAAATAGAAACTACGACAGTTTAGACAAATCTTCTTTTTCATGTTTCAATCCATGCTTTAATTCGTTTATATACGCATTCACCGTTTTCAATGCGTCAAGCAAGACATCTATATTACCATCCGCTTCTGCCACAGCAATAGTCGCACAAACAACCATGTCTTGGTCGAAGATGTGCATCAAGAACTTTGCGGCTTCTCGTTTATAGTCTCTCATATCACTCTCCTTTCCTTGCATTAAGTCCAAGTTCAAAGAAATGCTTGGCAAGATGAATAATGTTAATTGTTGCCATATCACCTCTATATTTGAAATATTCTTTCCATTCTTTTTCAAAGTCTACTTCTTTCACTTCAAGGGTGTTAAGAAAATTATCCCTAAAATCTTCAAGAACATCAAGTGCTCCTTCATAATATTCTTCACAAGTAGGATATTCTTTTTTTGCCTTGGAATATTCTTTGATTTCTTCCTCTATTCTTGCTAATACAGCGGCTTTGTCTATCAGTTCCATAACTATTCTTTCTTATACATTCCTTCTGGTGCTTCTATTGCCAAATTCTTTTCAATAAGATTACGGTAATCAAAATGATGTCTGTTGAGCCAATCAAACATATCACCCTCATTTTCAATCGTAAGACAATCTTTCATTATTATTGGGCAAAGTGTAACACAGTGGAATCCAACAAATTCTTTTTGTTCTTCCTCAGTCATTGAAGATAAAGGACGGAGATATGGTTTAATTGGAATTTCAGATGCACTAACAAAAAAGGTTGTTGGCATATAATTATTATTATCAATAGTAACTGTTTTATCTGCACTATTAATACTAATCAATTTATGCACAATGCCTAATCTATTGACCTTCACTCCATATAGCAATCTTGCACAAAGATCTTTAAGTAAAAGCTCTTTATCTTCCTGTTTCATAATACTATCTCTTTTTGGCTTCCACACAATTTCAATGCGTGTTGAAGTTCATGCACATATTTGAAATCCAATGGACCAAGCCATTGAAATACACTTCGGGCATAAAGAATTGAAAATTTTGTATGTCCATCAATTAGAATAAACCAATAATGTAACCTATCTGCATCTAGTTTCTTTGTGAATCCATTCTTCTCTAATATCTCAGCAGATAAAGGAATTGGTCGTATTATTTCAATGTTTGAAGATTGGTTATGAGTAGTTTCTATAATTCCATCACAGGTAATACCTGTAACTTGTGCAATAGAATTACCATCATATACCCAATCTCCAATCATA